GTTTAAAATCGCACCCGCGGGCCGCTTATTCTGCCACTGGAATTCCTTACAGTAATTGTGTAATTTCTAGGATATTTATACATTTTACAAATTTTCAAACGCATATTATTGATATAGCTATGAAATTAGTTAGCCAACGGGAATTTGCCGCGCTTGCCGGGGTGGCCCCCGCCACCATTTCCAATGCGGCAAATTCGGGGACCTTGAGGCACGCCAAAGTCCGGAGCAAAATTGATGCGGAACACCCGGAAGCCCTTAAATACATTGAGGACCGGATAAAGAACCATTACATGCAACCGACCCGGGGCCGCCCCCCGGCGGCCGCCATTAATGGACCTATCCCGCATCAGGACTTAGACGAAAGGTATCAACAGAAGCTACAGGAAATGTCCCAAGATATTAAGGGGTTACTTAATTATACTTTAGGGGATTTGATATATTGGTTCGGGGATGACTTCCGTTTTCTGGAATGGTTGAAAGCCATCAAAGAGATGGAAACCGTGGAAGCCAAACGCATTAAAAACGAGACTTTGAGGGGGGAATTGGTCCGCCGGGACCTTGTCCACGTGGGAATTTTCATGACCATTGATGCCACCTTCCGTCAAGTGCTCGGGGACGCGCCCAAGAGTATCGCCAATAAGTGCGCGGCCATGGTTAAATCGGGGTCTGAACATGACGAAATAGTCAAGTATATTCGGGAAGTTTTGGGGTCTTTCTTGGACGGTTGCGTTGATAAAATGTCCCGGTGCATGAAGGATATTTGATATGTTGCACGCACCCGACCATAAGAGATTAGGCAAAAATTGGATTCTCGACGAATTAAAGCTAATCACCACAAAATTGGAAATTGATTCTGTTGTGGCTTTCAATGAACGTCACCGATATTTGCCTGAGTCCGTGTCACCTTTTCCCGGGCCCATTCGGTTTGACGTCAACCCCCCTATGATTGAGATCCTTTCCTGTTTTGATGAAGACTCCGGCGTCAGGGAAGTGAATTTAAAAAAGGGTGTACAGATCACATATACCACGTGTCTCGAATCAATCCTTTTTTATGCTGCGTTCCATTTGCGGACGGTCCCGATTATGTTTGTTACGGCGGAAGGGGATTTGGCTAACGCGCGTTTCGAAAATAATATCATCCCTATGATCCTTCAAAGCGGTATGGGAGATAGAATTCAATCGTCCGACACTAAGAACACACGCAAGACGGGCAAGACTAAAAATCATATCCAGTGGGTTGGCGGGGGATACGTTGTGCCGGCCGGGGCCCGGAGCCCCGCCAAAGCCCGTCAATTTAGTATCCGCTACATGTTGATGGACGAGGTGGACGAATGGGTCCAGTCCCTTGGCAAGCAGGGGGACCCCGTGAAGTTGTTTACGGATCGGTGCGCGGCGTACTGGCACACACGGAAGGTCTTCCGGGGCTCCACCCCCTTAATCAAGGGGGCGTCCCATATTGAACGCGCTTTTTTGAAGGGGGACCAACGACTTTACTATGTTTTGTGTCGGCATTGCAATTTCCCCCAAGTTTTGAAGTGGCACGGGGTCAATGATGATAAGGGCTTCGATTATGGGTTCAAGTGGGAGTTGGAACGCGGGCAATTGCTTCACGAATCCGTTCGGTATTCGTGTCAGAATTGCGGGCATGACCACTTTGAGCACGACAAAAACGCCCTATTCTCCCCCAATGAAGGGGCAGAGTGGAAGCCCACGGCCCGGGCCGTGGAACCGGGAATCCGTTCCTATCACCTTCCCGCCCTCTATTCCCCTATTGGAATGCAACCATGGTATAAATCGGTTGCGGCTTTCCTGGAAGCATGGGACGTGGAGGAAAAACGGGTCAAAGATGTGGCCGCTTTGCAGGTGTTCTACAACAATATTTTGGGTGAAACGTTTGAGGTGGTGGGGAACAAAATCCATTTTGTCATGGTTAGTGGTCACCGCCGGGCCGAGTATCGGATGGGGGAAGTCCCGAACCATTTCGCTATGGAGTATTCGGGTTCGGAAATTCTTTTCCTCATATGTTGCGTGGACGTCCATGACCATTTCTTGGCCGTGACGGTCATGGGGTGGACCCGATCCCCGTGTTGTTATTTGATTGAGTATCTTCAATTTCGTGACGATTCCGCGGAGGGTTGCTCCGCCCCGGAATCCCCCGTGTGGGGTGAAGTCCGAAAGATTATTGAAGAACGGGAATGGACGGCCATGGACGGCAACAAATACCGGGTCAATTTGACTTTGATTGACGCGGGGTATCTAAACGAATTGGTTACTACCTTTTGTAGTGACTATGAAAGCGGGGTTTATCCCACTTTGGGCCGTGACCGTCCCACCAAAAATCAAAAAATACAGGAATTCGCACCCTTCAAAACTCAGGCGGGATATACGGGGTATAAAATCACCGTGGACTATTACAAGGACCGCATTGCGCCGGCCCTTAGAAGGGATTGGCAACCGTTGGCCGGTCCTCAAAATCCGTATCACTTCAACGCACCCATGGACACCACGGACAAAGCCCTAAAAGAGTTGACCAAGGAAACCCGCCGCGAAGTGTTGGACAAAAATGGGAAACGCTCGTGGCAATGGTATCGGCCGGGCAATGCCCGGAACGAGCTTTGGGACCTTCTGGTTATGACCCACGCGGGCCTTGAAATCTTGGCCTATGACATATGTAGAAACCATTTTCAAAGGGACCAAATCAATTGGCCCGAATTTTGGGACTTCGCGGATTCCGGTGTTTTTCTAATTGCTTGACTTTCCGTTCTTTTGGTCTACGGTATAACCACACACTTATTTAGGGCGAAAAATGCAAGACAGTTGGTTGGAAGCCAGAATCACGGCCACCCAAACGTTGATTGAAAACGCGGAAGACGTGTTGTCCGCCCTCCTTTTAGAAGATACACCTTCAAATAAAAGCTATACACTGAATACCGGTCAGTCAGTGGTGACGGTGATGAAACGTGATTTGGAACGTGTTTCCGCGTTCATTGACCGCTTATACAATCGGCTTGCCACGTTGGAAGCCAGGTTAAACGGCGGGGGTGCTCAGGGGGTGCCCGGTTGGTAGAAAGGGCCCATGAATTCGAAAGTTGAACCGGTGTTTTTGGCCGCGAACGAGTTTGCGAGCCCCGTTAATTCATCCGCCTTGTGGGACGGGGACAAATTTTTTGGCGGTTTTGGTGGCACCAATATTTACGCGGTTGACTATTGGACATTACGGGAGCGGTCCGCCCAATTATTCACCGAAAATCTTTACGCCCGTGGCCTAATTCGCCGCCTTGTGACCAACATAATCAACACCGGATTGGGCCTTGAATCCACCCCGGACGAAAAGATTATCGGGGTCCCGGAAGACTCTTTAAACGATTGGCGGGAAGACGTTGAAAACAGACACGCCCTTTGGGCGGCCAACCCTCTTTTGTGTGACTTTGTCGGCCGGCAAACTTACGGCCAATTACAAAAAGAGATATACCGGGAAGCCCTTGTGGAAGGGGACATTTTAGTTGTTGTGCATATTGATGACGTGACGAATTTTCCCAAGGTCCAATTGGTGTCGGGACGGCTTGTTGAGGACCCGGAAGATCCCGGCCAACGTGACATAAGGTACGGTGTGGAAGTGGACCGGAAGGGGCGCCACGTGGCGTATTGGGTCACTCAAGAGAATGGGCGGTCCAAGCGGGTGCCGGCGTGGGGTCGTAATTCGGGAAGACGGGTGGCGTGGTTATTCTATGCCACCGATAAACGGAAAGACGATGTTCGGGGCCAACCGCTTTTGTCCTTGATGCTCCAAGGGTTGAAAGAGATCGACCGGTACCGGGACGCGGCGGTCCGAAAAGCCATAATCAATGCCATTATTGCCATGTATATCCGCAAAGATGCGGACAAGATGGGCACAAAGCCCATGACCGGGGCCGCGGTCCGTCGGGGAAGTGGCACGGTGGAAGACAACACCGGGACGGAACGGACTTTTAATCTGGCCGAGCAAGTCCCCGGGGTTTATTTTGAGGAATTGCAGACCGGGGAAGTTCCCGTCCCCTATTCCACGCAAGGGACGGACGTTAATTTTGGGGCTTTTGAAGCGGCTGTGATTGCCACAATTGCGTGGGCTAATGAAATTCCGCCCGAAATTCTTCAACTTGGATTTTCCCACAATTACAGTGCGTCCCAAGCGGCCACAAACGAATTTAAGATGTATCTCAATAGCGAGCGGACCCGGGTGGGTGAAGGCGTTTTGCACCCCATTTGGATTGAGGAATTGACGTCCAACGTTTTGTTGGGGAAGGTGTCCGCCCCCGGTTTCCTGGAAGCCCGGGCGGACCCCCGTCAATGGGACGTGTTGGGGGCGTGGACGTCCGCGGATTGGTCCGGAGCCATTAAGCCGGCGGTGGATATCAACAAGATGGCCAACGGCTTCAAAACCATGACCACGGAAGGTTGGACCACTAACGAGCGGTCCGCAAGGGAATTGACCGGGACCAAGTTTCGGAAGAATATCAAAAGGCTAAAAAAAGAAAACGAATTGAAAGCGGAAGCCCTCCAACCATTGGTGGAAGCCCAAAGAGCGTTGGTTGGTGGGGGAGCTCCCGTGGCGGAAGCTTCGGACAATTTGGAAAGCGCCATTGACGCGCTTGAAGGGAAATAGAAATGGCTTCACCGGTAGCTTTTGATCTCACAAAAAATACGTGGACCAAGGTGGCCACCAATGTGACGGAAGGGCAAGTGTGGATCGTGGAGCCCCAAGCAACCTATATGCACTATTACGTTGCAACCGGTGGGGCCCCCCCTACGGACACTTCGCTTGGGAGCGAGATGCCAGAACCGGGTCTACCCATTTCGGTGGACGTGGCTTCTGATATTTATATCCGGGCCGGGGGATATGATGGAAGGGTTTTGGTGTCGTTATGAGCAACAATGATCTTGTTATCGGCAACCGGCCCCCGGGGGCCACGGCAAGCGCGGCTTTATTGGCCGCGGTCAACGATGTAGAAACGGCCGTGGCGGCGGTGGAAGCGGAAGTCACGTCCACGGGAGCGGCCACGGTATCCGCGGTCAACGATGTGGAAGCGGAAGTCACGTCCACGGGAGCGGCCACGGTGTCCGCGGTCAACGATGTGGAAGCGGACGTTGTGGCCACGGGAGCGGCCACGGTGGCGGCGATTGAAGCCGCGGAAGCGGCTTTGGAAATTGCTAATGCGGCTTCCGCGGCGGCGAGTCTCGGCCAATACGGTTGGTCTAATTTGAGGGATGATTTCACCGCGGCGATCTCGTCCACTACCGAAATCGATTTGACCAATTTACCGAGCGCGTTGACCGTCGACGTCGATCGAATTGTTGCGATCGCGATACGCGCGGGGTCCGGGGAAGTCGACTGGGATTGGGTTTACGGCCGGGGGTCGGGCAATCTTGCGATCTCGTATTCGGGTGGCACGATTACGTTCGGTTCGGCCGTGCTTACGGTTGGATATGACGTGGCTGTGTGGATCGAGGGCGTCGGTAAATATGACGTGGCCGGTATCGACGGCACCTTGCGACTGCAAACGCGCGACGAAACATTGACAACCGCCACGGAGAGCGGCCGGGTGGAAGAGATCGACCCGATCGACACTCGCGGCCAAGCGGACACGATTATTGACGAGACCAATATTGCCGATGGTACGTATTATCGCTATGTTTCGATGGATAACTACCGCAAGGGGTTTTTCCAACTCGAGATCAACGGCGGGTCGGGCACAATGACTGTTTCCCTCGAGGGAACCTGCCAAGACGAAGGCGTCGCGGCGGCTTCTCGCACGTATCAAGACATTGGGATCGGCACTTTTGGGGCCGCCACGTGGACCGCGGACACGATCCTTGCGGATAACGCTGAAAAGCTTGCCGGGTACACTTATATTCGGTTCAAGTGCGTCGCCGCGACGGGCGCCGCCGATGACGCGGACATTACGATCTACGGCGTGAGGTTATACTAATGACTACTTATAGCGGCGACGTATTAGCACCGTACAATCTGCATGAAAGGATCTCGGCCAATAGCGCGACGCTAGGCCCGACGGCTCCAAGTGGAGCCACAATTGGCACGGCCCGCGGCCTTCAATTCGCGGCGGACAACGAATCGGTCAATTTCCAGTTTGAGGTGCCGGAGTCGTGGGATGGCGCGAGTGATATACGTTTTCGTGTCTATTGGGTGCCCGAGTCGGGCGACGCAATAGCTGACACGGAAACTGTAAAATGGGATTTGCAATATCGCTCAATAGACGAGGGTGAGGCGGTTGACAACGGTACCGCGGTCACGGCGACAACGACATACACGCAATCCGGCGCGGGCACGGATAAAGAATTTATCGTGTCGGATATTGTGATCGATTTCGACAACGTCAACCAGCCAGTTGAGGCCGGCGATATTATTGTTGCGCAATTTGACCGGGATGTGTCGGGCGACACGTATAGCGGTGATCCGATTGTCTTGCGATGGGAAATTAATGTCACGGCTACCGGTTTGGAGTAATAAAAATGGGCCTAAAAGAGATCAAACAAGCAATTGACGCGCTCACATTAGAGCAACTGGAGACAGAGGCCGAAGCGGCCGCCCGCGTGGCGACGCCACCCAAACGTGTCGATTTGACCGTGCCCCTGGCCCTTCAAATTGTGGATTTAGTGCGCCAGGGGAAGTCGCTCAAGGAAATTAAGCGGGAATTAATTGTCGCCGGCCCGCAAGGTCAAAAATGGAAACTAACCCGCGAACAAATTGAACGTGTGGTTCAATATCGGGCCCGCCGTTATGCGCAATTGACCGTGGTGGATGAATCGTGAGTCGCTTGCCTCTCAACACGACGGCGGCCGAGCGTGCACGCGGTTGCGTGTTTAGCGAAACATTCGAGAACCCGGCGGCGGTCGCGCGTAATGGCGGGTCACCGGTGGGATCGCCCGCAATTGACAAGGGCGTGACTCTGGACGGTAGCACGCAGTATGTCCAATATGAAGGGATAGTAACTAATAGTTTTATTTTGGACCGGGCTTCCGTGGTTTTAGAATTTTACCCGGATTTTGCAGTGAACGATGGTGTTAGCCGTTATTTATGGGCCACGGGTCCCGATGATTTTATTTTAAAAGTGTCATCTGACACCCTAAATTGTAGACTCGGCAAGAATACTGTTGTTTGTAATCCGGGGACGTATCAAAGTTATTGGTACCAAAACAAAAGAAATGTTTTGGTAGTGGAAGGGGATTCTTCGGGCGTACGTGTCTATTTAAATGGGTACTTAGTTGGTAGTGTCGTGACACCTTTTGTTTCGCATGACGTCTTAAGGCACATATTAGGGTTTCGTTTAGGGGCGGGCGTCGTGTATTTTGACGGCCGTATCACAAAATTTCAAATCTATGATCGCAAGCTAACCCAACAGGAAGCGCTCGATTTCTACAATGATGACGTGTACTCGTATCGCGAGCAAACGTCGCTTGACTTGCCCATGGGCGCCGCGCAACACGACCCCACCAACGTTCGCACGCTCGACGTGAGTGGCAATGCTCGGCACGCCACATTTGGCGACGGTTCAACGCCGACAACCTACCCGACAAAACTCGCGCGTCATGGGTACGATTTCGACGGTGGGGACTATATGACGGTGGTAGGTACGGGCGTGTTTAATGCGGCGGGCGTGACGATTGCGATTGAATTCGAACCGGATTTTGAAGCGGGGGACGGCAGTGAATATTTTATTTTCGACTCGACAAGTGGAGTCAGGTATTATGTTCGAAAAGAAACATCTAACGATTTGCGTGTTGTTTTGGGGCAAAGTTTAATCACCGATATTGCCCCGGCGACGTATTCGCCATATTGGTCAAAAAATCGGCGGTGCGTTTTAGTCGTTTCGGGCGTATCGGCGGACACAAGCGTATGGATTAACGGTGTGCCCATTGTGCAAAACGACAATACAGCGTGGACGCAGACCGATCCCGCGGTTTTGTCGATCGGCGCGAGATATGATGGGGCCGCTTCGCAATTTAACGGCAAAATAACCCGTTTCATGGTTTGGCAAAAAGCTTTAACCCCTCTACAAGTGGCCGATCTTACGTTACGCCTTGGCCGAAAGGCGAACGATGATTGATCTCTTGAATGAAATTGGCGGGTGCGTTTTGTACCATGACTACCGTTCCGGGTCTTTTCGGGATTGGTCCGGGAATGGCAACCACGGGACGCCCACGGGCGCGGGATTGACGCGCGATGGGGCCGGTTTTACGGATCAAAGTAGCCTGGTCACGGTTCCGTATAGTGCGGAATTGGATATAGGCAACGGCGATGGGATGTCCTCAGTTATGCATTTCGCCGGTCGCTTGCGAAGTAATGAAACCGGCACCACTCGACGATTTTATGAACAAGTCGGCGGTATTGCGGCCTATTTGGACGTTGACAATAATACTGTTGTTTTTCTTATTGATAATGCACCCTCCGTATTAGCGGGTGTTGCGGCGAAATTAAACGATGTTAGAAACGTGTCTTTTAGTTGGGCGGACGGCGCCGCGCCTAATCTTTATGCAAACGGCGTGTTTATAAGCGCTTTTCCGACAGTATTAGCGAAGGGTAGCGGAACCGCGGATATTGGAGTGGGTAATAGGCTGTTATCCGGTCGAGTATTGGGCCAAACGATGTCCGCTATATGCCTATTCAACAAAGCGCTTACCGCCACGGAGCACGCGCAAGTCTACGGGGCCCTCAAAGCGGCCCGTTGGCCACATAAGGTCTACTCACACGCGAAGTCACGGATCGAAGTGGACACGGCCGACACGGGCCTTGTGGGCGCGTGGGATATGCGTGCCGTGGGCGGCACGGTCTTTGATAAAAGTGGTAACGGGAATGACGGTAGTCCGAGCTATTTAGGTTTAGGCGATACGGATATTTCATTTTTTAATACTGTTTTGGGGAGGGCGGCGAATTTTGACGGGCTCGCGGGCGCGATAAATTGTGGTACTAGCGATTCGTTAAATTTCGGTACGGGTGATTTTTCGTTTATCGCGTGGGCCCGAACGCCGGGCGCCGCGAGTAGACGACTATGCCAAAAGGGATCGTCGGGTTCGGCCTCGTATAAAGTCGGGTTTGATGCGTCAAATAAGCCCTATTTCGAAATACAGGACGGCGTCAACACTTTGACTGTTACCGCGGCGGGCGCGGTTACAGACTTTATTTGGCATCAAATTGCTATTGTTGCCGATAGGGATAGTCAAGCGGGTTGCCGAGTTTATATAGACGGCGTTAACGATACGGATACGCGCGTCGGAACCGTTACGAGTGTCGGCACAATTACTAACGCGAGTGACTTCCGTTTAGGATCGTATGGCGGTTCGACATACCTAATTGGGGACGTTGCGGACGTCAAGCTATTCAACCGCGCCCTAACACCCGACGAGATAGCGGCCGAGTACGCCAAGGGTGCTCAAACTGTGACCTTCAAGACTGATTTTGGCGCCCGCGAAACGAGCGCGGCCGTGACGAGCGGACCGCTCAGCAATACGCCCTTCGAGGTCGTGAGTGGGTCGTTTAATGTCGTGACGGATACAATTGACGGGCGGCCAGTGCGCGCGCTCAAGTGCGTCACGGCGGGTGTAGTGGCCATGCCCGCAAGCTTGTTTCGTGTCGGCGCGGCGGGCGCGGCGCGTGGTACTTTCGAATGGTGGGTGTATAAAGCGACACCGGGGACCCAACCGCGGGTTTGTTTCATTGCGAGTCAAAAAACGGCGCCAACGGCAACTGGTTTTGACGGATATGAGATTTTATTAAACAATGATGACGCATATAGTATGTATTATCGAGTGAGCGGGTCACGGACGTTAATGCAATTGACGGCCGCGGGGTACTTATCATCGGGACAATGGAACAAATATAGAGTTACGGTTGGCGAGGGCGGTGTTTTTACAACGTACATGAATGATACGTTAGTGGACGTGACGGGCGGGTCGGGTACGAACCCTATAACTAATGCGACAAATACCGAATCAAAGTTTTTGACGTTCGAACCTGAGGTGGGTGACATGATCGCACTGGGCGACGTCAAAGGGGACTACGCAATCACGCACTATTTAGGGGTGGTTTGAATGGAATACAATCCAAAAGCGTTGGCGGAAATACAGCAACACATTTGGGGGATGGACCCCAAACACTTGGCGGTTTTGTATGGGGCCGTCACGGCGGACACGGGGGCCAAATTGGCCACGGCGGACCGAGTGTCCATCAACGGCAATGTGGGCTTCCTGGACGTGTCCGGGCCTGTTATGCCTCGCAGTTCTTGGTTGGCCGACCTTTTTGGGTTGTCTAGTGTGGAGCAAATTTCCGCGGATTTAAGGGCGTTGGAAGCGGACGATGACGTCACTGACATTGTGATTTTGATGGATTCACCCGGGGGATCGGTCACCGGGATGCCTGATTTGGCGGACCAAATAAGGGCCCTCAATAAGCGCACCACGGCTTTTGTGACGGGCACAATGGCCAGCGCGGCGTATTGGTTTGGGTCCGCGGCGGACAACATTGTGGCCAGTCAGACCGCCCTTGTGGGGTCCATTGGGGTGGTGGGGACGGTGACCCCGTGGGCCAAGACCGGGGAAATCACCGTGGTATCGTCCCAAAGCCCTTACAAAAGGCGGGACCCGGCTTCCAAGGAAGGGTTGGCCAAATTGCAAGGTCAAGTGGATGCCATGGCCGATATTTTTATTAATAATGTGGCGGCCAACCGTGGCGTGGACCGTGATACTGTATTACAAAAATACGGCAAGGGTGACATATTTTTGGCCGCGGAAGCTTTAGAGCGCGGAATGATTGACGGGGTTTCGAGTCTACAAGACTTGGTTGGACAATTAAAGACCGCCGCCGGCGGTGAAAAACAAATGGAAGGGAAAGCAATGGATCTGAAAACACTGGAAAAGGATCATCCGGAAGTGTTTGAAGCGGCGGTCAATATGGGGGTTATGACCGAGCGCAAACGAGCGGAAGCCCATTTGGTTATGGGGGAAGCTTCCGGGGACATGGGCACGGCAATGGAAGCCATCAAAAGCGGGGCGGAATTGGATTCGCTCTACACCGCCAAGTATCAAGCCGCGGGGCTCAAAAAAGCCCAAATGGCGGCCCGCACCGCGGACAATCCTCCGGAAGTCAACGGGGAATTGGACAAGCCCGTCAAGACAGAAGAAGACATGGTTTGTGAAGCGGTGATCGAAGGGCTTGGGGTTTTTGAAGAAGGGTTGGTGGAATAATGGCCAACATTACAATTACCAACAATGACGTTGGAAGTATCCAACACAGGGATTGCCGTTTTCAAGACGAGACTTTGAATCTTTCCGGGGCCCAAACGGTTTCGGAAGGTCAAATTTTGGCCCGCGATTCCGTTTCCGGGAAACTGGTCAACTATGTGCCCAATGGCGCGGCCCTCAAAAGCACCGGGGACGGCCCGTTCAACATTGAACCCGGGCAAACCGTGATTGTCGACGTGAACGACGTAGGGGCGGCCACCGCGACTTTTGATGCGGCGGCGGCCACAATTGCGGATACAACGACATATACCGGCGGGACGTCCGGTTCAATCACTGACACCACCACTTATGCGGTGGCGGACCAAGACGGACTCACGTCCATTGTCACGGTGGACGGTGGCACACCCCAAACCGTGACTTTTTCCGGGGTAACCACTACCGCGGCAAGTGTTGCGAGCCAGATGAACGCCCAACTCAGTGGTTGCTCGGTTGCCGTTGTAGGCGGCCAGGTGAAGATCACCTCCGATTCGGTTGGCGTGGATTCATCGGTATCAGTTGCGGCCGGAACCGGAGCTCTCACTTGGGCCGCGGCCGTGGCCGGCACCGGGGGCCTTGCGGACCAAGATGGTTTGACGGAAATTGTTACTATCAGTGGCGGCGCTTTTGACGGTGTCGCCCAGACCGTCACTTTTTCCGGGGTAACCACGGAAGTGGCGGAAGTGGCGGCCCAGATGAACGCCCAATTGGACGGGGCTTCCGTTTCCGTTTCAGGGGGTCAGTTACTCATTACAACGGACGGCAAGGGGACCGATTTTGATATTACCATTGGGACCGGGACTTGCGCTTTGAGTTGGGCGGCGGCCACGGCCGGAACCGGTGATGTCGGGGATATTGACGCAGTCACCGCAACCGAATTCAAGACCGTTGTGGAAGCCGACACCACGGCCACCGTCACGGTGTCCGGGGACGCGGCGGTTATCAAGGCCACCACGGAATTGGACTTCACCGGTGGCACTGCATTGACCGCTTTTGGCCTGTCCGTGGAGACAATTACCGCCAACGAAAACGGTATCCCCAAAGCGGTGATGCCCGTGGAATTGGCGGGGGCCAACGGGGACAATTATATCCGGGCGATTATTGCCGGGGAAGTCGACAAAAACCGCCTTGTCATTGCGGATGGAACCACCGTCACGAATGTTCACACGGACCTTTTGCGTAGTTACGGTATCGTGGCCGTGGACGTCAAAGAGTTGAACATTCAGGACAACCAGTAAAGGAGCGTTTTTGATATGAGCACAACAGTAACCAGGAAAATGATAAGTGCGTACAATCAAAGCGCACCGCCAACCCTTTTTCTATCGGGGCTTTTTTCGTCCCCGCCGGAAAACTTCCACCAAAGCCAGGAAGTGGAAATTGACATTGAAAGGGACGATGAAGCCCTTTCCGTGGCAATTACCGATCTTTCCACGGGGTACAAGTGGAATTCAACGGACGACACCACAAACAAGCAATTCAAGCCGCCGGTTCATAAAGAAGCGTTTGCGCTTCAAGACTATGACCTTTTGACCCGGGAAGCCGGCACCACCACCAACGCGGACGTGGCGGCACAGGCCAAAGCAATGTTGCGTTCGATGAAAAATTTCCGCCGCGTGGAAAGTAAAATTCGTCGATCTATCGAATTGCAGGCGTCCCAAATTTTGACCACTGGCATTGTGACTTTGGTGGATGAAAATGGGAACGCGGTATACACCCTTTCCTACCAACCCAAAGCGACACATTTCCCCACCGCTTCCGTGGCGTGGGACAATGCGAGCTCCACCAAAGCCGCGGATTTGAATTCTCTTTCGGAAGTCATCCGGAACGACGGCCTTGGGGACCCGGATTTAATTATCATGGGCGCCGGGTCTTTCGAAACATGTATCAATGACTCGGATTTCATGAAGCGGTTTGATACCCGCCGGGTCGACCTTGGCAATATCCGCACAATGCGGAAGCTTGGGAACGGTGGGATTTTTCGCGGGATGTTCGAAGCGGGGAATTATTCGTATGAATTGTGGACCTACAATGGGCGGTATAAGCACCCCCAAACGGGCACCAAGACGCTTTACGTCCCCAATGACAAGGTGATTTTGGCCACGTCGGGGGCCCGGTTGGACGCCACGTTTGGCGCTTGCCCCCGCTTTGTCCCGCCGGATGCCCGGGTTTTGAGGTATATGCCGTCCCGGATGCGTAATGTTCGCGGTCGGATGGATCTCTGGCCTAATGCGTGGGTGACCCCGGACGGGTCAAGTCTTATGGGTGGGGTTGCTTCCCGTCCGCTATTGATTCCCACGGCCATTGACACCTTTGGTTGTTTGGACACGGACATCTAACAAGGGGCCGCGGGGGTCTTTCCGCCATAGGGCCCCCGCGGTTTTCTATAAAAAGGGAAGTTAAAATGGAAAAGAAATTAGTGGTTGCATATGGAAAGTCCCTCACAAGCAAAAAAGGCATTGTTGGGGAAGGTGAAGCCGTTGACGAATCGTATTGGGTCAACGGTGAAGAAATTTTGGAAGGGCTTTTGAAAAAAGGGTTTGTGGTCACGTGGGCGGATTATAGGAAATCACTCCATTTGAGGGGGGTGGAGGGCGGCCCGGACCCGGTCTATAAAGAACCCGCGCCCGTGGAGGAACCCGCACCCGCGCCCGTGGAGGAACCCGCACCCGCACCCGCACCCGCACCCGCACCCGCACCCGCGCCCGTGGATGAACCCCCGGAGCTGAAATTGGGCAGAGTCAAGAAAAAAGCCAGATAAATGGGTTTACGGGCACAAGCGGCAAGTGATGCCAAGAAGATTCTCAATGACGACACCAATGGGGCCGGGGTGGCCATTAATTTATATGACCCCACGGCCCCAACGGTTGCGGTGGCTTTTGTTGGTTGGTCAAATGATATCGCGCTTTTGATTGACCCGGACACGGACGATTACATTTCGGGCCGTCGTGCCACCGTGGCACTGTCATTGACTGACATACTCGCCGCCGGTTTGTCCGGTGTCCCGGACCACGTCCCGGACACCACTGGCCGCCCTTGGGTTGTGGCTTTTGACGATTTGAACGGGACCACCCATACGTTTAAGGTGGCCAAGTCCCACCCGGACCGGGGTGTCAATTTATTGGTTCTCGATTTAGAGGTATACCAATGACGTTGGGCCCCATCCAAGAGTTGATAGACAAACAAGATAATTTTGAGATTATTCGGGATGAAATTGCCGCCATATTGGCGGTGGAAACGGCATCTCAACAAGCATTGGCCACGGCCGCGGGTGAGGACCCGAATGATTGGAAGTTTTTGGTTTATCTTGAAAGGTCCAACCCGTGGGAAAGGTACCTCAATAGTGAGGATCAGACCCCGATAGTTAACGTTTGGTTCGATTCAACCGTATTTGATGAGGCCGCTTCGAATAATATCAAACAACAAAAGGGTGAGGGGGTCTTCAACATTGATTGTTACGGCCGGGGGCTTGCGCGGGCGGATGGGGCCGGCCACGTGGCCGGCGATAAGGAAGCGTCCACGGAATGCCATAGGGTGGTCCGGTTGGTGAGAAATATATTGATGTCGTCTTATTACACCTATTTGGATATGCGTGGGGTGGTTTGGCGGCGGTGGATTCAATCCATCAATATATTTCAACCCCAAGACACGGAAAGGGCGGCCCAGCAAGTGGTTGCCGGCCGGATTGCTCTGTCCGTGCACTACAACGAATTTAGCCCGCAATATGTGGCGGAAACGCTTGAATTGCTTTCCGCACAAGTGACCCGGGCAAGTGATGGGTTGGTCTACGCGGAAGCGGATTATGACTACACAATGTAGAAAGGTAAGGGAAAATGGTTACAACGATCGCGATTGACCCGTCACAACGTGGACGGGCCACCGCTATTTCGACACGATACAAGCAAATAGGGCCCACGGCCGTCCAAGTTGTCCCCCAAAGGATTGCTATTTTTGGCCAGGGGACCACGGCGGAAGCCCCCGCCCAAACCAAGGCACAAGTTTTTAGCGCGGAAGAAGTGGGGGAGCTTTGTGGCTATGGGTCACCCGCACATTTGGCGGCCCGCCAATTGTTTCCCACCAATGGGGACGGTGTGGGGGTCATCCCCGTGACCGTGTATCCCTTGGATGACGGCACCACGGCAAGCGCGGGGGACATAACCCCCACCGTGGCCGCCACCGCTTCCGCGGAATACAAAGTGGTGGTGAACAATATCGCCACGGCGGCGGTGACAATTGGCACCACGGACACCGTGGCCACTGTTTGCACCGCGTTCACGGCGGCTATCAACGCGGTGTCCGAGATGCCCGTGATCGCCGTGGATAGCACCACCACGGTTGACTTGACGGCCAAATGGAAGGGTGCGTCCGGTGATGATCTTTATGTTGAAGTCACGGGTCCCACCACGTTGGGTGTAACTTTTGCGTTCACGCAACCAACCGGTGGAGCTACCAACCCCACCGTGGATGCGCTTTTGACTCAAATTGGCAACACGTGGGAAACCATCATTGTCAATTGCCTGGAGTCAACCGATACCACGGCATTGGACGCCATTGCAACGTTTGGTGAAACCCGGTGGGGTTCCGAGATCCGGAAGCCCTTGGTTTCCATCACCGGAAGCGGGGAAGCCACCTTGGCCACGGCCATCACCGTTCCGGATGCACGCCCCACGGACCGGGTCAATGTCCAAGTCACGGTCCCCGGGTCCAATGACCTACCTTGCGTTATAGCGGCTAGGGCGGCGGCCCGTATTGCAAAGCTTGCCAATGTGACCCCACCCCACGATTATGGCGGCCGGAAATTGGACACATTGACCGGTGGCACGGATGCCCAACAATGGACCAATTCCCAAAAAGACACCGCCATGAAGGCGGGGACGTCCACCACGGATTTAATTGATTCGGTAGTTAAGATGTCGGACACGGTGACATACTACCACCCTACGGGCGACCCACTTCCCGCGTATCGGTATGTGGTTGACATCATGAAATTGATGCAGGTCCTCTACAATTTGGACGTTATTTTTACGTCCGATGATTGGGACGGAGCCCCCCTGGTACCGAATGACCAACCAGTCACGGAACCAACGGCTAAAAAGCCAAAGACGGCCAAAGGGGCCGCGGCCGCAATGGTGGACGCATTGGCTTTGAAAGCGTTGCTAAGTGCTCCGGAAACCACAAAACCGCTTATCCAAGCGGGTATCAATGACTCCAACTCCAAAAGGTTGGACCTTATTGTCCCCGTTTATTTGTCGGGAAATACAAATCAAAAATCAATTGACCTTCAATTTTCGTTCTATTTCCCAGCATAGGAAAGGGGGTAAGTTATGGCAACCGGTGGAAGTATAGAGAATGTCAATATCCATGGCCGTGATTTTTCGGTGGCCACGGATTCGGATTCCAACCGAAAGTTGGGGGGCTTTGAAAGTGATGTGGAAGCCAATGGGGATGGGACGGGCCGCAAAATAAAGACCCGGGTCCCGTGGACATTGTCCGGGCTTGCGGTGCAAATTGATGACGACAATAATGATGCTGAGTATCTCCAAGCGATCGCGGATGACAACACCTTTGGCCCCATCACAATCACCTATGCAAGCGGGGCGGTATACCAGGGGACGGGGACCGTGGCGGGTGAATTTGTCACGGCATCCATGAACACCACGGCCGCTATTGAGTTGAAGGGGACCGGAAAGCTGACTCAACAGTGATTTATGCGGGGGGTCAGTGCCATTAATCCCTAAGTGGCCGCCCCCGCGCTTTTATTCATCCAAGGGAAGGTGAAATTTTGTCAGAAGTTATCAATAAAGAGATGGCCACCCAAGAGTTTCAGCGTTTCAAAGCGGAGATGCGTTTACATCTCGACCGTGAAGGGATGGATGAAAACGAGCGACGGGACGTCAATGAAGACGTGGAAATATTAATCGGGGAAATAATGGCCGGCCGCGTGTCTATCAACGACGAAGGGCAAGCGGTGGTACACCCGGAAGGGGGCGGGGACCCCCTCGTTTTCCACAAGCCCAATGGGCGGGCGGTGGCAGTGATTGACAAGAAAAAAGAGGCGCATAAAGTGGGCCAACAATTCGCAATTATTGGGGCGCTTTGTGATACGGCTCCAAGTGTCATCCAGCAAATGAATTGGGATGATATTGACAATTGCGCCCGCATTGTGGGGCTTTTTTTTGTGAAGTGACCGGGCCGCTTTTGGTCCGCCACGGGGATGACGTCCATTTGGGGAGGGATCATACTTTTTGGAATGTCTTTTCTGAAATGTTCTTCCAAGTATTGGCGGATTTCAACGTGGGGGATTTTAGGCTTTTGACTTATGACGAGATTGAGATGTTTTATAATGCGGGACGCAATGCCTTAAGGGAAGCGACAAAGCCAATAAAGGGGTGACCGTGGCCAAACAATTGACAATCAAAACGGTATTTAAAGCCGTTGATAAAATGTCCAAGCCCCTTGGCAAGATGCAAAGACGAATTGCCCGTTTCACCCACCGCATGAAACGGGGGCTCAAAGGTCTCAATAGGGTATCGGATAAACTAGTCCGTGGCTTTGGTCGTGTGGCCAAGACGGCCGGCAAGGTGGCCTTGGGCGGTCTTTTGGCATTGGGCGCCGGAATTGGTTATGTCGTAAAACAATTTTCCAAAGTGGAAGACGCGGAAGCCGCTTTCACCCCATTATTGGGGGGCGCGAAAAAAGCCAAGGAAATGGTGGATGCGTTGAATCAAACCGCGGCCACCACCCCTTTTCAGCTTGAAACCCTTTCCGGAAGTGCATCCCAACTATTGCCAGTGATGGAAGGGGACATCAAACGGACGGTGAAGACGATTAGAATGCTAGGGGATACCGCCGGCGGCAATGCTCAAAAGATGGAGTCTATCACCCGGGGTTTCACCAAAGCGTCTTTAAAAGGGAAAGTGGATATGGAATCCCTTAACATGATAGCGGAAGCGGGGGTCCCCATTTTCACCGAATTGGCCAAGTCCATGGGCAAGTCCGTTGACAAGAAGTTTTTCAAAAGTATTTCCGCCGGCAAAGTGTCCGTGGAAGACTTGACCGGGACGTTTGAAAAAATGACCGGTGAAGGGGGCATTTTCTTCAAGGGGATGGAAATAGCGTCAAAAACGACTTCCGGAATTTTTTCCACATTGAAGGACAATATCCAATTGACCGCCGCGTCTTTGGGCGAAACATTGGCCCCGGTTATCAAAGACATAATGACCAAAATGATCGGTGTCGCCGGCAAGGTGCGGGAGTGGGTGGCGAATAACCAAGAGTTGATTAAATCCCGTGTGGCGGAAGTCGTGGAACGCCTAAAAACGGGCTTTACCAAATTGGCCAAGGGCATCCAAAACTTGATCTCCAACAAAGCGGCCGTGGGTAAATTTTTTGCAGTTATGGAAGCCCTTGGCGGGGCCATCAAATGGGTGGTGGAAAATGCCAGGGGGATTGCCATTGTGATCGGGATTATCGGGTCCCTCATTGCAATAGTCAAAATACTAACCGGTGTCTTGACCGTGATCAATTTGGTCATGGCGGCCAACCCGGTGGTCCTAATTATTATGGGTGTTGTGGCTTTGATTGCTATTTTGACCACTCTTTTTATCAAGTTCAAAGTGTGGGAAAAGATGATGGCTTTCTTTAAAGATTTCTCCATCCAGATCCGGGATGCGTGGGAGATGCTTAAGGACTTTTTTGTGGAGCTTTGGGACGGCATTGTGGCGACCGTCAAAAACGCGGTGGCCAAGGTGTTGGAGTTCGCGGCCCCGGCGATCAACGTGGCCAAAAAAGTGGGCGGGTTTTTCGGTTTTGGTAGTGAGGGGGACGCGGGGGCCGGGAGCCAAAGCCGCCTTGTAACTTCCGAACAAAAGACGGCCCGAATGATTCAGGAGACAAGAAAGTCCTCCACGGCGGAAGTGACGATAAGGGACGCCACCGGACGGGCCGCCCTTACGTCCGGGGAACTTGGCCAGGGGGTCACCTTACAACCAACGGGGTCATATTAATAATGTCTTGGGAACAACGAATCAAGGAAGCCGCATATACAAGCCCCAACGGCAACCGGTTGACGTTTGATTTTGAAGACGTTTCGTACAATTGGACCAAAAAAGCCACCGCCTATGAATTTGCCAACGTCAATGGGACGTATATCCAAAGCCGCGGCACTTCCGGCCGGCGCTTCCCCATGCTTTGCTATTTTTCCGGCGATGACCATGACATTGAAGCAAAGGGTTTTGTGGCTTTACTCAATGAAGACGGTTTTGGACGTCTTGAACACCCCCTATATGACCCCGCGGACGTCGTTCCGTTTGGCGAGATCACCCGGCGGGATGACCTTAAAACCGCGGCCAACCAAACCGTGCTGGAAGTCGAGTTTTGGGAAACCCTTGGGGTCATATACCCCGCGGGAGATACCGACCTTTCCGGTACCGTGACGGCTTCTGTGGACGACTTTAACGCGGCAAGCGCGGCACAGTTCGAAAAACAAATTGATTTGGATTCGGAAGCGGAAACTATCACTTTCAAAGACCGTGTGGAATCGTTTTTGGGTGAAGTGTCGGAAGCCACTTCTCGTATCGCGGCCACTACGGAAAAAGTCAATGACCAATTCAACCAGGTGAATGACAGTATCAACCGGGGTATTGATGTTCTAATTCGAGACCCCCTCACCTTGGCTTTTCAAACCAAGATAGCAATTCAGGCCCCCGCGCGCGCGGCCACGGCAATCCGGGACCGCTTGGACGCGTATGGCAATTTGGCGGCGGATATATTTGGCCGGCCGGATGCCACGTCCAGTGATGCCAACAAGTTTTTGACCCGGGATTTGTTTGCTTCCGGATATGTTTCGGGGTCCGTAGTGTCCGTTATTAACCACCAATTTGACACCCGGTCGGAAGCGTTGGAAGCGGCCCTCACCCTACTTGACCAGTGGGAAACGTATTTGACATGGCTGGACGCCAACTGGGATTATCTAGCGGCTTTAGATACGGAAGCCCTTCCGGCTTACAACTTGGTTGACATTGGCCAGGGGTACCAATCATTAGTGGATGCGGTGGGGCTTGCCGCCGGTTTCTTGGTCCGGATCTCTTTTACATTGAAGCAAGAAAGGGCGGTGGTTTTGGACCGCGCCCGCAATATGCTGGAATTGGGATACGAGCTTTACGGAGAAGGGTTTGAAGACCAATTGGACTTCTTCATCAACTCAAACAATTTAAGTGGGGTGGAAATTTTGGAGATCCCCAAGGGACGGAAAATCAAATATTATGTCTAGCACGTACACAGCAAGGGCCGGGGATACGTTTGAAACGGTGGCCCGTATTGTGTACGGTGATGATCGTAAAGCCTATAAAATACGCAAGGCCAACCCGGGAGCCCGGGAACCCTTCAAGGCGGGGGAAGTTCTAACCACCCCCACGGACACGTCCGCCCCCCAAAACACGTCACAGCAAGGCACCGCGGGGGCCCTCAATGAAGTTGAAGTCCGGGTGGACGCCAAGACGTTCCAACACTGGACCAACGCCCAAATCCAACGCAGCATTGACAAATTCTCGAGCGCGCAATTCACCGCACCATTCGAACCTACTTCACGGGAATTCCGGGACACGTTCCGGCCCTTCCGATTTGTGGCTTTGAATCTGTTTATCGGGGGCGCCCTACACTTCACCGGGACCATGGTCAACGTGACCGCCAAGGGCGTGGAGGGGGGCGCCACGGTTAACGTGTCCGGGTATGGCTTCCCGGGGGTTCTAAACGATTGTACGGCGCCGATTTCCGCGTTCCCGATTGAGCTGAACGGGCTTAACCTCCAACAAATAGCGATTGAAGTGTGTCAATACTACGACGTTGAAGTGGTTTTTGATGCGGACCCGGGTGCCCCCTTTCGCCGCGTCAAATTGAAGCCCGAACAAACGATCCTTTCTTTCCTTTCCGAATTGGCCAAGCAAAGAAATTTAATTATCACGGACAACCCCACCGGGGAAGCCGTCTTCACCCAAGCCACCGCACCCGGGAAACCCGTGGCCGTTTTAAAGCAGGGGAGCCAGCCACTATTAGGGGTGACCCAAGGGGCCCAAAACCCCCAACAATATTTTAGTGACGTCACGGCCATCAAAACCACAAAATTGGGGTCACGGGGCGCCGGTTATACGGTGACAAATCCCAAGGGACGGGGGTTTTTCAGGTCCTCAAATTTTATTTGCAAAAACGGCCGAAAATCGGACGCACGCGTGGCCGCCACGTCCCGCTTTGGGCGTATGCTGGCCAACGCGGTCGCTTACACCGTGGACGTGGCCACGTGGAGGGACCCCCAAGGGGAGCTCTGGACGCCCAACACTACAATCAAAATCGAGTATCCGGACGCTATGATTTATAACGAGTATGAATTTTTGATCAGAGACGTGACACTTGAACAAACCGCCCATTCAGAAGTAGCGCGTTTAGGACTCATATTGCCGGGATCATTTACGGGGGTGGCCCCGGAAAGTTTGCCATGGGACGAATAGGTCAAATAGTCGAGTATAAAGACGTGACCGTGGACGGTGACAAGGCGGCGGAGATTACCGTGGACCTTGGCGCCAATGACGTGGTCACCGTTTTGGACACGTCCCCCGCCGGATTCCATAGCAAGCCCTTGAAAGGTGATTTGGCCATTTTATCGGAGGTGGACGGGGCGGAAGAATATGTCATTGTGGGTTTTGTGGACGTGGCCCAAAGTAACGGGGCGGGAAATGGCGGGGTCTACATTTACTCCCGCGGGAGTGACGGTGCCCGCCTAGCTTACGTTCACCTCAAAAACACCGGGGCGGTGGACGTGTACGCCACGGACACAAGTGGCGAGCAAAAGGGGATTTTTGAAATGACCAACACGGGAGAAATTAAAGTTTACAATGCCGCCGGGGCGATTACGATTTCACCCACCACCGGGTATATCAAACTTCAAAACTCATCCAATGAAGTCGACTTGGGGGCCACCGGTTGTCTAGTCAACGGGTGGGTGACCATAGCGCCGGGACAAAACCCATGACCGCCAAACATATCATGACTACTAACGGGAGCATTGCACACAAGGCGTTTTCTTCCGTGTCGGGGGGCGCCTTCACAATCAAGCCCGGGCAAGATGATTCAAACTTCAAAATCAGTGGTGACAATGTATACAGGGGGCCCCTTGAGTACACATTTAGTGGGGGCAATGCTACGGGCTTTGTCAACGGCACGGTGGAAACCATTAATGACGTGGGCATCCCTGTGGACAATGACATCCCCCCAACGGCTTCCGGCATTTCTGACATAATGCGGGTGGGGGATGAAGAATCAATGGTGTGTTGGGGGGTACCCACGTCCACGCCCCCGGCCAAAGCTATTGTCCCGTTTGCCACGGTCATTGTGGACGCAGCGGGACAAGACAAGGTGACACTTGGGTAATTATGGAAACAACCGCCCCCAAGACGGGGACGTCAAATTATATCAAAGCACGGAAAACGGTGAAATCCACGTGGAAGACGGCATTGTGGAAATGACTTCGAATTTTGACACAATGGCCTATCTGACGCTTTATGGCGGCAATGTGGAGGATTCCGGAGGGGACGACAAAAGCCAACAATGGTGGGGCAATTTCTCGGAACCGGATGAAGACAAGCACTACCGTTCCGAGTACCAAAACCTAATTAATGGTATACCGGCCACAAGCGGCAATTTACGCCTTGTGGAAGCGGCCGCCCAACGGGACCTTGAAAAAGCCTTTGTGCGCACCAAGATTGCGGACACCGTGACCGTGACCGCCACGATCCCCAAGGTCAACGCCATAACTTTGACCATTGAAATTGAAGCGCAAGGCAACCGGTCACAATTTGAATTCACCGATAATTGGGAGACAAGTGTCTAAATGACTATACAACCCAAAACCACAACGGATATAAATGATCTCATTATCGCCCAATTGGAAAGCTATTTAAGCCAAACAATTCCCCTTTTGCCCAAGTCATTTATGCGGGTTTTGGCCAAAGCGTTAGCCGGGGTATTTGTGATTTTGTACAAGTATTGCGGGTTTATTTTTCTCCAGCTATTTGTGGACACCGCAAGCAATGAATTGACGTACATCAACGGCCAACAATTGCGGCCGTTGACTCAGTATGGCATTTTGGTGGGGGTGGGGCCGCCCACGGCCGCGGTGGCGGCGGAATACACCTTCACCTTCACGCCCATATTGCCCACGGGGGCGGACACCCTGGAGAGCGGCACGCCGATTTTGAGTGACTCCAACGGGGTAACATACGTCACGGTAGGGGACAAGTCCTACGGCGGCGGGGGAGCTCCGGTAACAGAGGACGTAACGATCCGTGCCGCGGGTGACCAAAACGGCGGCAATGGGGCGGGTGTCATCGGCAATTTGGACGCGGGCACCACCCTTTCATTTGTGGCACCGCCGGCCAACATTGAACGGGATGGGGTAATCAAATCCGTGGACGTGGAGGGCACGGATGAAGAAGACTTGGAAGTCTACAAAAGCCGCATTGCGGCACGCTTCCAAACCCCGCCCCAAGGTGGGGCTTATGCGGACTACTCAATATGGGGTGAAACGGTGCCTGGAATTGTCAATGTATACCCATATACCGGGGACCCGGGGCAAGTGGACGTCTATTCGGAAGTATCCACGGCGTTGGACGCGGACGGCATCCCCAATCCAGCCAAACTTTTGGAGGTGTATAACGCCATTGAGGTGACAGATTCGGGCTTGGCAAGCCGGCGGCCGGCCAACGCATATGTCAATAGCTTGCCAATCACCCGAACGGCATTTGTGGTGGAAGTCGAAAACCTAGTTTCGGACAATGAAACGGCCGATCAAGCTTCTATCACTTCTGAATTACAGTCTTGGTTTTTAACCCGCGAACCGTATATCCCGGGTTGGTCCATTGGGGTGCGAAAAGACCAGATATTTGAAGCCGGGGTGGCCGGGGTAGTCAATGACGTGGTGTCTTCTCTTGGGGGTATCTTTACCGGGGTCACACTGAAGGAAGGGGGCGTCCCCTTTGGGGTGCGTATTTTGGGCGAAGGTGAAAAGGCAAAAACTACGGTGACCTTCACATGACCGTTTCTTGGCTAAATATTTTTAAACACCTTTTACCCCGCGGCAAGGCGTGGCAAATCACCGTTGACAAGTTTTTGAGGCAATTTTTTGACGGGTTGAAGGAACTACCCGCGGACGTCCAAGACTACGTGGATTTGGTCTACTATGACCTATTTCCGCAAACTACCCGCGAATTGAATGCATGGGAATACCAATGGGGGCTCCCGGATACAGGTTTAACTGAACAGGAACGGAGGGACCGCTTGGAAGCCACGTGGGCGGCCATTGGCGGTCAGGACCCCCGGTATATCCAAGATACCCTCCAGGCGGCCGGTTTTGGCGTGTACATCCACGAATGGTGGGTCCCTGCGTCAAGCCCCGTGGAAGCCCGGAACCCCCTCAACTGGTTAATTGGCATCGCATGCGAGTGTGATGAAGACATTGCCGAATGTGGGGAAGACGGGGCGGCTTGTGGGGAACGGACCCCCGTGGGGGAGCACCCATCTTGGTTGGTCAACAAAGTGGACCTTGCAGAAAACGATTGGACAATTCGGTGTGAAGAGGCATTAGCGGAAGCCGGGGAATCTGGGGCCCAATGTGGGGAATATGACGGATACAAAATTGAACGTAAAACTTACACCATACCAGAAGACCCGGACACATGGCCCTATTTTTTGTATTTTGGCGGGGCGGTATTTGGGGAATCTGCTATCGTACTTAATGACAGAAAAGAAGAATTTGAAAATCTGCTTTTGAAAGTATGCCCGACGCAACAATGGATTGGGCTATTCGTCAACTATACAGACTTGATAATTGAGGACGAAACAAGCGAACTACTGCTAGACGACGATAGCGGGGAGTATCTAGGTGAGTAAAAATCACAGTGAAACGCAGTCCGGATCGAGACACAGCCCAATTAATGCGGAGTACCCGACCCCGGAAGACGTTGAAGCGGGTACAAATGAGATTAACGGCCTACGCCAAAGCGATCTGGTCGAACAACAATGGTCAAAAAGCGTTTACGGCTTGTGGGTTTTGAATGACCTGGCCACTAACACGAGTATGCGAGTAATTAACGCAGACAGTGAAAGCAGTATTGAAGGTGAACGATTTTGTCACGAGTATGACGGGCCGTTTTCGAAACGATGTGACGGGGTAAATCAATTATTCAGCAATGGGTCAATCACTATGCCCCCTCAGTCTTTCGGTTTCGGGCGGTTTATGCTCACATCGCATACGGGCACGCCCGCCGCGGAATGGATTGTCCTGGCTTGGGATTCCACGGGCACGCCAACTGAAATCGGAAAATCCGCGAATGCTATACTCTCCGATACGGCCGGGAATATGTGCGCTTTTTCGTCGGGTAGTAACTATTTGGTAATCCGTAATCGACTTGGGTCAACGCTGTATTTACTGTTTGAAGCGTTTTATAAGGAGTTATAGCCGTGTACATAAAAGCACATAAAGACGTTGAAGCGGGGTCTATCCACGCTCCACACAATCTCGAGTACACTAACGCAGCAGACCGAATCGCCGGGACAAACGAAGTGAGCGGAATTGTCCTCAGCTCCGATAACGTGGGCCAAGTAGCGTGTCAAACAGACGTGCCCAGCTATTGGGTGCTAACGAATCACTCCCCGATTTTATGGCAACATATTTTGACGGGTTCCCGATTGACGGTTTTGGGGTACACAAATTTATATGTCGAAATTGCTAAGGGCGGGTTTTACGTCAGGCAATACCCCCCACTCAGGTTAGAGGATGACGAGTATATAGATTTGCCTACCAATACATACGGTTTTGGGCGGTTTATTTTAACGTCAGGGGGAGCAACACAGGAATATGCCGAAATCGCGTGGAGTCTGAACGGGGTACCTGAATTTGTGGGATCACCCTCGACTAATGCGGTACTAGCAAACACTGACACCAAGTTCGCGATTTTTGACAACGGTACAAATGTTAGGGTCCGAAATCGTTTGGGATCGTGGAAGTATTTGACGAACGAGTATTTTTTTGGGGCAAAAATATGACGTATATAAACCATAGCGAGGTGAGTATAGGCAAACGCCACGGGGTTAATAACCTGCAATACGCAAACGCTTCAAACCGACGAAACGGAACTAACGAGCTAAACGGCATTGTATTAACAGCAGACCACGTGCATCAAATCGCATACCAGGTCGACTACAAGAGTTATTGGGTATTGACAAACCATTCCCCCATAACTTGGGATCAAATTTTGGTCGGATTTACCGCCCCATCCTATGGTTTGCGAATTATAAATGAAAACGGCGGTTTTGTGGTTATCCAGGACGACCCGATCGAACTTGCCGATGACGCTTATATCGATCTGCCCGACGAAACGTGGGGCTTTGGTAAATTTGTGCTGTCCTCAGCGTTACCGGGCGGCGGAATAGAATTTGGCGATATTACGTGGAGCGCCACGGGGATTCCCCTGTTTATCGCAAATTCCACAAACGCAGTGCTCGCGGACACGGACACTAAGTTTGCAATTTTCGACAATGGTACAAATGTTAGGGTCAGAAATCGGTTGGGGTTGACGCAATTAATGGTATATGAATTTTTTTACGGATACCCCGTACCGTAAAAGAGAGGTGAAAAAATGGCATTAAATCCTAATAGCAAGTGGCCGACACAAACCACGGCCCCAAGCGCGGACTACCCATACGGGTCCGCACAAAATATCACAACACCCGGGGACGGCACGGGTACCCCATTCGTAAAAGACTTTGTTGATGATTGGTGGGGGCTCCAACAAGAAATCCTCCAGCGGGCCGGAATCACCCCAAGTGGGAACCCCGATCATGCCACGGATTCGGATGTATTTGACGGCATCCGACGGACTTGTGGATATCCCGGTTTGATTGTGGCGTGCGCCACGGCTTTGGACCCCGCCACGTTGGGCTTGCGGCTTTTAGAGCTCGACGGTTCCGGCATACTAATTGCCAGCTACCCGGACCTTGTTACCGCGTGCTACATCGGGGACGGCAACAATGCTGATGCCGATGCCGATGCATTTTATAAATCTAGTGACGCGGCGGGTACCACCCGAACCACCGCCGGCCCATATATGAAATTGCCGGACATGCGGGGCAAATTCTTAAGGGGCTCCGACGTAGCGCCCGGCGTCGATCCTGAGGCGGCAAACCGTGGCTATCACGGCACGGATCAAGACGAGGAAGTGGAAAACCACGCACACTACATTTCGGACACCGCCCTTGCCGGCGCCGGGTTGTTTTACGCACAAAAACTAGAGGGCAATTTGGAGCTCACGGGGGGTACGGGCGGGTACATTCTAAACCTTGGTACCGGCGGCGGTGGAACCGCGCTTTTGGCTTTTGACGCTACCCCGTCTTCCCCATTGGGAACCGAAACGCGCCCGGTCAATGTCAATGCCGGTTGGTATATTTGG